CAAGAGGTAAAAAAGCTGAATCTGCAACACCAACAGATGCACCGGAAGAAAAGACTGGAAGAACACGTAAGAGTAGGGCAGAAGTTCAGGCAGAAAATGAACAGAAGATTGCTGATCACATGGATGAAGTTGACAAGGCTATTGATCAGGCTTTTCCGGGACAGGAAGAAGTACCATTTGATGAAGCAATGGATGTTGCCGATAAAGTACCGAAACCGGATTTACAGAAACCACCAAGAAGAACACGTAAGGAAAGAAATGCTGAAAAGTCTGAACCTGTTCAGGACGGTACAACGAACACTGATTCTGAATCTGTCACACTGAAAGCAGATGCATATTTCTATGTTCCGGCTGATGATAACTATGTGATGAAGTATAAGGGTGATACGGTTGACCTGATCGTTAATGGTGTTGAGGTTATGAAGGTAATCACAAGAGAAGAATTTAATGCAGGAATCAAAAGACTTGCACAGGAAAACAACCCTGTACCTGCTGACGCACAGACCCCGGCTGAACCTTTAGACGGTGCTATGAACCCACCTGAACAGCACGTCAGAGGTCAAAGACGAAGAAGAACAAGATCATGATTGCATTAAATATTTTTCTTGCAGTCATGGCAGCATTCTTTGGATTCGGTTCAGTGGGTGACAGGATTCAGAAAAATAGGGATAATTACACAAGGGTTTGTATTGCTTCTATTATACCGGATGATGAAGGTGGTGGAATAGGTGAACAAAGCACAGAAGGAAGTGCAGCAAGCACAGCTTAATGATGAAAAGAAAGTAATCAAGCTGTTAGAACTGGTATATGAACAGGCAAAAAAGGACTGTGAACAGAAAATCAGGGAACTGTCTGCAAGGACAGACCTTGAAAATCTGCAAAGTATAGTATACCAAAAGGAATATCAGCAAATGATGGTTGATCAGCTTGAAGCAATGCTTTATGACCTACATGAAGGTCAATTTACAACCATTGCCGATTACTTGGAACAGTCATATATCAACGGTTACGTTGGTATGTTCTATGATTTGCAAAGTACAGGTATACCGCTTGTAATACCAATTCAGCAAGATCAGGTTGTCAAAGCATTGAAAACCAACAGTAAACTGTCAAGCGGTCTGTATAAGCGTTTGGGTGAAGATGTTGATTATTTGAAACGCTCAATTCGTGCTGAACTTTCAAGGGGGATCAGTAGCGGTTCATCTTGGAATGAAATGGCGGTAAGGATTGCTAAGGGTATGAACAGCCCATTTAATAAAGCAATTAACAATGCAATACGGATTGCCCGGACAGAAGGGCATAGAATACAGAATGAAGCAGCCCTTGACGGTCAGCATGGGGCTAAGAAAAAGGGTGCTGATATAGTCAAACAGTGGGATTCCACACTTGACGGACGGACAAGGGATGAACACCGGGAATGTGACGGACAGATCAGGGAGATTGATGAACCGTTTGATGTTGGCGGTGAGAAAATGCAAGCACCGGGTGTTGGCGGTTCTGCAAAGAACGTTTGTAACTGTCGGTGCTGTCTGCTGCAACGTGCAAAATGGGCTTTAGACGATGATGAACTAAAGACATTACAAGAACGTGCAGCATTCTTTGGATTGGATAAAACACAGTCGTTCAACGACTTCAAACAGAAATATTTGAAGTTACCTGACAATGCTGATACAATGAATGTGAAAGAATATGATGTGTTGGCACACACCCAAAAGCTAAAGGGTGCAATGAGTAGTTCAGATTACGATGAATACATGAAGATTCTGACTGAACACAGTAATACATCACTTCAAAAACTGTATGCAAAGTATGCTGATAAAATAAGTGGAGTCAGTAAAGGAAAAAGTGGGTATTATAGACCTGCTGACAACAAACTGGTTTTCTCTTACCCTATTCAAAGGTACATTGATAACGGAAAGAGTAAATATGGAACATTAGCACATGAGTACGGTCACTTTTTTGATGCAAAAGCTGATTATGAGGGGCTTCACTTTAACGAAGTGGAAACAATTCATAGTAAAACAAAGTATCAGACAAACCGATTTGCAAAAGTGGTAAGTTCTTCTGATGAATTTTTGACTGCTGTGAGAAAAGACAGACAGTTTTTGAAATCAATACTGACAGATGATATTGAAAAAGAACTTAGAGATCATGACGCAAGTGGTGGTGTTCAGGATGCTATTGATGGACTTCTTTCACATCGTATCAACTGGGGACACGGTGACAAATATTACAATCGTAAATATCATTCAGTGAAGCAGCTTAAGGAACATAAAGGTTTACAGGCAGCATATAAAGAACTGGGTATTGATGCAAGTAATCTTAGCAAGGTAGCAAATGAATGTAGGGTTTATGAATCTGCATCTGAAATGTGGGCTAACATCATGGGTGCAGAAGTCAATGGTGGTTCTGAACTGGAATATGTGAAGAAGTACTTGCCAAACAGCTATGAGGCGTTCATTGAAATTCTGAAAGGGGTAAAATAATATGAATGAGAAATTACAGAAAGCACTTGAAAGGTATAAGGAAAAATTTAATGATGATTTTCCAACTATTCCGTTTGAAAGTCAGGAAGATGAAGAAATCATTGACACTATTGATGAATGTATCGAAGAAAACAAAGACGTTTATGATTTTGGGTACTTATCACTTGACGATATAATGTATTAAAAAGCAAAGGTATACAATTCTGCACCTTTGCTTTTTTATTACCTATATTACCGTTATATGAGGTCAGAAAGGTGGATAAAAGGAACATGAAAGCGTTGCACATTCACTTGGTACTGTAGAAAGGTATGGTGATCCTGATTATCTCCCAACTATGGGTTAAATAGTATTTTTAAGGCATCCGCAAGGGTGTCTTTTTTGTCGTACAAAGAAAGGATGTATTTATTATGAAGAAATTAGTAAGTGCTTTAATTGTAACCATGATGATTGCAGGTTCTACTATCCCAGCATATGCCTGTACACCACCGTTAAAAACACCGTCTGTTAAAATCCCAGATATTAATTTTCAACCTGATGGTGCTTTAGAAGATGCTATTAGTAACGCAGTGAAAAATTGGTTCAAGAAGTGTATTCTTGAAAAACCAACAGTAAATTATGCTACTTATTTCAAAAGTACATCAAGATATTTTAACTATGCAGTTTTTTCAGCAAATTGGAACAAAGTAGAAAATGCAACATCTTATAAGGTAAGAATCACAAAGGCTGATGGAACATGGAAAGAATACGATACAACCTATACAGCGTTTTACCGCACTAATTACACTGATGATTTCATCACAGATGGTATGGACGGAGCTACAGTAAGCGTCAAAGCCTATGGCGATAACGATACATTTGGCTGGTGGTCAGACGAAACTACTATTAATAGATTTTAGTTTTGAAAAAAATATGTCCGAAAAAGGCTTATGACGTTTAAACTGCTGCTGAAATACCCCTGCAACATGGGATATAAACTGTTGACCGTTCCCGGTGACACCGGATATAAAAACGTGACGGAGAAAGGAAGAAGAACATGGAATTTTTAAAAGCATTTTTTGGTGATAAGGCTATCACCTATGATGAACTGGTGCAGGCAATCAATGCCTATAACTGTGATGAAAAGAACAAAGAGAAGCTGATCAAGATGGTCAACCTTACTGATGGTGGTTATGTGTCTAAGGACAAATACATCAACCTTGAAACTGACCTTTCCGGTAAGACTACAGAACTGACCAAGGCAAACAACCTGATTGAAGAACTGAAAAAGTCAGCCGGGAAAGACGAAGAAACACAGCAGAAAATCACTGCATATGAAACAGAGATTACAAACCTTAAGAAAGAGAATGCAGAACTGAAAACAGAAAATGCATTGAAATTTGCGTTGGTTGCAGCAGGTGCGGTTGATGTTGATTATCTTGTATTCAAGGCAAAGGAAAAAGGTGAAATCAAACTTGGTGATGATGGAAAAATCAAGGGTGAAGATGATCTGATTTCAGGTCTTAAAACACAGCATCCTACCATGTTTGAAGCATCCAATGGTAATCAGCAGCAGAGTGGTAGCAGAAAGATTCTTGAAAACAACCTGCCGGGTGGAGATAAAGACAAGACAGTTACCAAAGAACAGTTCCTTAAGATGGGTTACAACGAAAGAATGAAACTTAAACAGGAAAACCCGGAATTATTCAAACAGTTAAACGTACATTAAGAAAGGTTAAAAAGGTGAATTAAATGCCAAGAACGGGTAATTTTGGTGGATTTGAATTTGACGAGGAAGTATTTGCAGGAATGATGCAGGAAGCAGATTATTGGACTACACCAATCCTTGCATCCGGTATTGTTCAGCAGGATAGTTCTATTATGGACTTAATCGGTGAGCATGGAAACGTGGCAACAATCCCAATCTATAAGCCGATTGACGCAAATGAAAGCGGTATGGAAGCACTTAACAACGATGGTGAAACAAACAACACACCTGTTGAAATCAGCGGTGACAAACAGACTTGTATGCTTATTCAGAGAATGAAAGCATTCAAGGCTAAAGACTTCACAAAGGAATTAACTGGTGCTGACCCTATGACACTGATCAGAAATAAGATTGCAGGCTATTATGGTCAGGTTTGGGAAAAAGAACTGATGAACATTGCACAGGCAGTATTAGCAGTTGCAGCACTTAGTGATATCTCATATCAGATTCATGATAATCTGAGATTAAATGAATTGGCAGATAAATACATGGCTTCAAAAATCCTACGATAATAGGGGATTTCAAAAAAGCGGTACTGTACACAGGAATATTCCTTATTATTTTCATCTCATTCAAGCATCTGTTATACAGTCTGCGAACTTTCGGATTTTGAAGGGGAAGTGCAGATCTCTTTATAGTGCGTAAACGAAGAGAAGATTTGATTACCAATATCATCATCACAAGCATTCCCACAATCCATATACTCAATAAAATGTACCCGGTAACTGATGGCGTGTCTTTATTTACAGAAAGGGCAAAGTCATTCATCCAATTTGTAGTACCGGATAAACCGGTATCCATAACATTATTTGCACCAACATCGTCATGAGAAGCGGAAGAGTTTCTTACGCTACTGAGCCATGAGAAAATTTGCGGAAAACTAATTAGACGGAAGGGGATAAAAGGCACTGCTAAAAGTCCGAGTAACAGCAACCATAGATTATACTGCATCCGGCTGGACAAGTTGTTTCTGAATACCCATTTGGCTATCAAAAGAATTCCAACGATACCGCTGATAAATACATTGCATAATAAAAAGCGTATCATGAAATTAGCCATGTTAATCGCCTCCTTTTTTGGAACTCTTGGAAAGAAGGGAGCGAAGTGTTTCAATTTCTGTTTCAGACAGTTTATCGTTTTCTATGTATGCAGATAGCATAGAGGTAATGTCACCATTATAGTAGCGATTCAAGAAAGAATTACTTTCTTGACTAATATATTCACACTCTTTTACTAACGGTGTGTAAACAAAAACACGACTTTGTTTTTCATAAGTGAGAACACCCTTGGTCACAAGACGCTTAATGAGCGTTTGGATAGTTTTGGGACTCCAGCTTGTTGTTTGTAGCAATTTTTCTGTTATTTCATTGGTGTTAATGGGGGCATATTTCCATACAATTTTCATAACTTCAAATTCTGCTTCCGAAATTTGTGGTAAATTCTTCATGTAAATCACTCCTTAAATCTTACGCCTGTAATAAAAATAGTATATTCTGTATTTGTTGAAATGTCAATTTTGGAAAAATAGTTGACTGTAAATCTTACTTATGTAATAATTTAATTATTACATAAGTAAGATTTGAGGAGGTGGAAAGTTATGGGGAAAATGTTGCTGTTGTCATTTGAAAATAGTGAAGATGATGTTATTAGCGAGATATTAAGCATATTAGAAAATAAGCAAATGAAAATATGTGAAAATAAGAACATAAAAAAATGCTTAGAATTTCAGGGATTAACAATAAATGCTGAAAAAACGGTTGGCGGTAAAAGGAAACAAAG